TAGGCCCTGATTACTGCCAATTAAATCCAGGCGCACCAGAATGTCAATTTGATGAAAATAGAGAAGAACCACCACAAGAACCTCCAACTACCGCTCAACTTATTGACCAATATAATATTATAACTAATCCTATTACTAAAGGAATTTTTTCTGCGCTTGGTACGATACCGTCTTTAATGTTAGGAGCAGGAACATATATAGCAGAAGAAAATATTACAGATGCTCTTACTAAAGGTGGTCCTTCTACTGGAGGGTTAACAGATAGATTTGGAAGGGCTATAACAGATAAAGATCAAATTCCAGATAAAAAAGGATTATTTAGCTTTGGAAAAGATTTTGAGAAAGCCCTAGCGTTGTCTCTTGATCCCTTTGGTGGAGGTTATAGTATAAATGAGTTTGAAGATTATGGGGGGTTAGACAGTCAAGGATTTAATCAAGCTGTTTCAGATTTTCAAACTCAAGTAGCAACTGCAAATTTAGAAATAGGTGATCCTGAAATGGATGAAGATGATAATACAGGTTCAATGGGACCGGGTGAAGAGGGTCCCGGTCAAGACGCATTAGGAGGAATAACATAATGGCTACAAATCCGTTTAGTTCGGGGTTAGGTTTGTTTGGTGGAGAAACTTTTGCCGACGTAGGACAAGCAATGAGGCAAGAAGATGAGTTAGCAGGACTTCGCGCTCAAAAGCAAGCACCTGACTACATTTCTGGTATAATTGCTAAAGCAAATGAACAAATGGGCAGGAACATTGCTAGGCAAGCAGGGGGAATTGGTAGTCGTTTACTACAAGGAACGCCAATGGAAGGTTTTATTCAGGAAGACCCACGATTAGCTAAGGTACGCAAAAGAGATGCGGATCGTCAAGAAATGATGGAAATGTTTTCTAGGGCAGAGTCAGACGGGAATATTACTCTTGGAGAAAAAAACTCTATCGTAGATGAAATGTTAAAACGTGGGTATCTTAAAGAAGCTAAAAAATTTCACGATATTTGGCAAGATAGGTATGAAAATGTAACCGATAGACTAAAAGGACTAAAAGGAGACAGTCCAGATGTCGGAGATATTTGGATAGATCAAAACGGAGATCAGGTAAAGGGCAATATTATTGAAATAGGCGGTATTAATTATATGGTTTCAGATGACGGAACAAAGACACAAATACCGTCATCTTATAGAAAAGTTACTAAAGGCATGCTAACTAAAGGAATGTTGCCAGAAGACAAATTTTTTGAACTTAAAAAAGAACTAAGATTAGCTACGAATACATCAAACAGATTAATTAAATATGCAGAAGATGTAGGAAAAGGCGGTAAAGGTTTTCAACTATTGGCTAATAAAATTATAGGTAATGTTAAATCTTATTTTGGGATGAATTTAAACGATGCTGAAATAAGGGCAAAAATACAAACAGGAGAATTAAATGCTTTAATAGGACAGTTTCGTTTGCAGACCGTAGGCGGCGGCGTAATGACAGAAAAAGACGCTGAAAGAGTCATACAAGTTTTAGGAGGTGATCCCTCTGCGCTTAGAAGTCCTCAAGTTTTAGGGGAATTACTAGAAGACATACTAAAGGAAAAAATAGGATTTATAGAAGATAATATTGCACAGTACAACGCACAACGTAAAATTGGGCCGTTTAGAGGAAATGCTAATTACCCTCTAATGAAAATGCCGAAATTTAATATGAATATTTTTAGTAAGTTAAAACAAGGAAAGAAACCTCCGTCTGCTTCTACAAGTTCAAGTTCTTCCCCTCCAGCCCCACCTTCGTCAGCAAAAACAGTAACTACTCCAAGCGGTAGCACGGCTACAATAAAGGTAATAAAATAATGCCTACATATGAAATAACTACTCAATACGGAACTTATCAAATTGAGGCTCCTGATGAAAAAACAGCTTTAGAAGCTGCCGAAATGCAGGATCAACAGACAATGAGTTTAAGGGGTACTTCTGCACCTTCAGAATATCAAGCAGCACAAGAGGAGAGCGGATTAAACCTTAATTTTCCGATTGACGGGCCTACTGCTGGTTCTGTTATAGGGGGTACGTTAGGAACACCTCTTGGGGTGCCTGGAGTTTTAGCTGGAAGTGCTATAGGAGCTAGTATAGGCTCTATGGGTTCTGATTGGGCAGACGGTACAGACGCAGACATAAACAAAGCTCTACTAGAAGGAGTTAAAACATTAGGTTTAGATATAGCTACTTTTGGAACAATGCGGCTAGGAAAATTAGCTTATAATGCCATTAGAGCTAAAGCGGCTAAAGGAGCAAGTCCAGAAGACATAGTACGAGAAATGGCCGCTGGAGATGTAGCTAATTTTGGAACCACTCAGGGACGTATGCAATCTCAAGAAATACTTATGGATGAGGGGATGTCTCTATCTCCATCCCAAACTGGTTTAGCTTCTGCATGGGAAATTCAAAAAGAAAACATAGCTAGAGGAGGATTTTTTGGAAAGGTTCCTTTTGAGCAAGTAGAAAGGGGAACAGAAAAAATAGTAAAGGAAAGAATAGAAAAAATTTTAGGGGATTCAGATGCAATTCCTGTTGAAGATTTAGGTAGAAGTATCTCTGACGTAATAGATGAAGGACAAAACATTATACGGAAAGAGTATGGAAATTCTTTAGATGCCATTAAGGGCAAATTATCCGGAAGTGTTCCTTTAAAATCTTTAAAGTCATCTTTATCAAACTACCGTAAAGTTAATTCTGATTCTTTAGGAAATAGTACATTAAATGATGCTACACAAAAAGCTCTAACTAAATTAGAGGGATTAATGGAGGACGTATCGGAAGCTCCGGGTAGGTTTTTATTGGAATTTGACAAACACGTTAATCAAACAATAACTGAAGTGTCTAATTTTGGATCACCTACATTTAACCCCGTAGCTGCAAAGGAACTTAGAGATTTATCAAAAAGAATAAAAGTTCGTATTAGATCAGAAATGACTAAACTTGATCCAGGGGCCGGAAAGGAATATAGGAGATTACAAAATTCATATAAGAACGATATTGATACTTTGTTTCCCACTATAAATAAAAATTTTGTAAACAACGCAAATAAAGGGGTTTACGAAACTATGGGCAGAGTATTTACTGCTTCTAATAAATCTGAAAATATAAATGCCTTTATGAAATCTTTAGAGAGAGCTTATAAACTAATACCCGAAAAAGAATTACGGAATTTACCATTTAGTTCCTTTAAAGAAGCAAAAGAAGCTATAAGAACTTCTTACGCAGAAAATAAATTAGGATCATTAATAACAGAAGAACTCGACGTAAAAAAATTTGTTAAAGAAGCTAAAAGATTAAATGATGTCAATAATTCTAGTAAAGCAAAAGCTGTTTTAGGGGAAGCTTATGGTCCCTACAGAAGATTAATAAATCTTATGGCCGATGTGGCTAACAAACCGGAATCAGGTTTGGCTACTTTATTTCAACGATCTAAGGAATTTTTATATGCCGGTGGTCTTGCTACTGCTGCCGGAAAAGTAGCTACTGGAGCAGCAGGGGCTATGGCCGGAGCCGGTAGTGCTACATTAGCGGCGGGTGCGGTACTGATGGGTCCAAGAATACTTGCCAAAATTGCTACAAATCCTAAACACGTTAATAAATTAATAGAGATACATAAAATGGGATTTTCTAAAGAGGGAATAGGAAAAGCCGTAGAAAAAACCGCATTGTTATTGAATGATGTTATAGCTAGTGCTTATAAAGAAGGGATGTCCGATGAAGAAGTAATGCAGATGATTGGAGCGCAGTAATATAATGGGATTGTTCAATGCTTATGGAAAAGCTTTCGATGAAAGAGAAAGAAACGTCGAAAGATTTAATAAACGATATAATGAAGGTGAATTAACTCTTCCGGAATTAACTATCCATAATCTAGGACAAGCTATGGGGTCCATAACTGATATAGGTTTTGTTCCTATAGCCGAAGGTGCTAAAGGTTTATTTGGGATGTTTCCTGAAGATGTTCAAAAAGAAACAAAAGAATATATTAAAGAAACAGCTATGGATGCAGCGCGATCTGATGTAGGACAAGCAACGTCAGAATTTTTTAAAGAAAATCCGTGGGCAAGGAGAGTAGGGGAACTTGGGTTATCTGCTTCAGAATTTTGGGGAACTGGATTAATAAAAAGGGGTGGTAAAGAAATAGCCGAAAACACTGTTGATGCTATAACTGATCCTATACTACCTCTTGTAAGAGATGACACTGGAAAAATAAGATTCGCTGAAAATTTATCGGAAGCAAAAAAAGAAATAAACGTAGGGAAGGCTGGTTTAGCGGCCACAGCACTCCAATCAACCGGAAAAATAGCTAGAGGTTCAGCGGCTAATATGATGAATTTTGTCGAAGGATTTTATAAATCCGGTCCTGTAGGCCAGGGTAAATTATCTATGAAAAAATTCGGAGGTGGTATATTGGATAATATGCTCCAACAAATATCCCCATTCGGTCAACAATTATTAAGGACAGAAGGAATCCCTAGAGGAGCAAAAAAATATATATCCAGAGACATACGTTTAATTGAAGACGTAAATAAATATCTCAAAGACGGGACTACTAATAAAAATATCAGTAAATTAAAAAATGAGTACGCTAAAGAAACAAACGATCTTAAAAAAAGATACGCTAGGGAAAGAGTGAACCCCAGGACAGATGTAGGTAAGTCCGTAGGAACAGCAGATGAAATATCTTTTGAACAATTTTTAAAGAAAAATAAAGTTAAGACTTTTGAGGAGTTTGCTGGTTATAAACAAAGATTTGCTGCTCAAACAATAGCTGGTCAAATAGTGCAGACAGGTCTTTTACAGAAGCAATTAGGAATCGACATCCCCATTATAAACAAAACTATTCTCAATCCCGGTGAAGGTATATATCATTCTATGGGAACTTTTAATAAATCTTTTTGGGACGATATAGTTTCTAAGTCTAACATGGATCATTTAAATACGACAGAAACAGATGCAGTATTTAGAAGCATAGCACAGGTTCAGGGGATAAAGGCAAGTGAAGAATGGTCAGGAAGTGTTTTAGGAAATGTTAAACAAGCCGGGAGGTCCGGAGGGGATTTATCTAGGGACGTAACTACAACAAATAGAAAGCATTTGGAAGCAATGAATACAGAAATACCCGGAGGTATAGGTGGAAAAGTTAAATTTACAGTAGATAAAATAAAGGAACATGGGTTAGACATTATAAGGGAATATAAGAAAAGTCCGTTAAAGCAAGTATCGGACGGAGCTATATACGGAGACATAACTAAAACTTTTAGAGAATTTGGAGGATTTTCCTCTAAAGGGGAACTCATTTCCGCTTTAAAAGCTAAAGGCTTGAAAATTATGAATGAAGATAGAATTTTAGGGAAAGGTGATTTTGAAAAAATAGGCCCCGATCTTGACCAACCAGTTCTTATAGTGGGGAATAGTTTATCTTCTGCTTATGAATTAGGGGGAACAGCTACTACACACCTTGTTCAGCCAAATGGAACTATAACAAGTTTTGTCCATGATATGCACAATTTAATGGGAGTAGTACCCTCTGGTGGTAAAAATATGATTACAATATCCGAACCTATAGTCTCTAAACTAAAACAATCCAGTAAATCCTTTGCACAAGATTTACCGGAAATGCTTAAGGGGTCTGTAGATTCTCGTCAACTATCCCATATACAAAAAGAGACGGGAATTAGTAGGCCGGGATTATATAATATAATAAGTGGAAAATCAATTCCCACACAAAAAACATTAGAAAAATTAGCAAAATATTATGATGTACCGTTAGGCTCAACTACTAAAACTCCAGTAGATATGTTTGGAGGAGTAGATGAAGTAGGAAAAAAATTAACGTCTTACCTTAAAAAAAATAAAATATCGGATAGAAAACTTGCTGAAGAATTAGGGGTTTCTTCTATGGCTGTGGGAAAATGGAAAAAAGGGAAGGGGGGAGAGATAACGACAAAAAACATGGAGAAACTTGCTTCTGTTCTAAACTTAAAAAAGAAACACGATACTGATGAAGTTTTAGATTATCAAATGTTGACCCCTCTAACTAATAATACTAAAAAAACTGAAACTAAATCTTTAATACCGGATAAAGTTACCAATCAAGAAATAGATGATTTTAGAGGGATGTTTACGACACAAAAATCACAAGTAACGGGCCATTATCTTCCGGATAGCATAGCCGCTGCTGCTTTAGCTATTGATAAAGCTAAACCAAATATGAGGGGCATGGTCCCTATGGATTTGTTTAGAGCCGGAGAATATGGGGTACGGAAATTAGGAGGAAGACCAGCGGCAGCAGAAGCAAGACAAGCTTATTGGGACAACGAAAATAATTAACTTTCTACCTCCTCAATTAGAACCTTGAGATACCACTCAGCCTTCTTTAAGTCCTCCACACCGTTCTTATAGCGATACCTCCACAGGTACTTCATAATATTTCCCTGTAGGTAATACTCAAATCCCTCACCCGTAGCTGCACGTATAGCGTCTATCGCTTCAACCCCTGCTTGATTATAATGAGAGGGGTTGTTTACCATGTCCTCTTTAGTCTTCATTAGCTGCCTCCATCAATGCTTCCCAACTAATAGGATATAACTTTTCCATCTCCTTGTCAAGCATTTTTGCAACGTCCTGTGTTTCTTTTTGTGTATGACGATCAAGACGTAGATGGCAAACCCTGGCCCATGCAGCTAGTGATCCGGTCCAGTACCATTCAGTGTACATAGACTGTGGTAGGACCATACGGGCCTGTTCAGGGCATACATCAGCATCTAATAAGGTTTTATACGCTAGGATAGCTTCGCTTTCAGATGTAGTAGCGGGACAATCAAAAAATGTTACTTCCCAATCAGAGGAACCTTGTTTCGCGTTATCTGCTCTAGCTCTCCAGAAATTAGGGCGATAAAACTCTGGATCACTATCTACATACCTACGGCTTACCTCGTTCCACACCATACCTACCTGATGTTTCTCTAACTGACGGGCTACAAAGATAGGGGCCTTGATACGAAAAGTAGCCTGACAGTGACCAAAGGGAGTCCAGTGTTTGTGCTTTGCTAGATACCGTATAAGTTTAGCGTCCTTATCCAGTAACACATTTACCAGGGATTGATCGTTAAGATTATAATCACTCTTCTCCCATGTGCTTACCTTGTCAAAGGAAACACGGGCTGCATTAACCACACGTAGATCACTACCCATGTGGTCTATGTAAGTTACCTTCATTTTTATTCACAACTCCTACTGCCGGTAGACGGATCAATAAAACAAGCTGCACCCTCATTCTCTTCCTTGTTGGCTGGCTCTACCTTGTTCAATATTCCATACCGTTTACCATCAAGTCTAAAGGTAGTCACACCCTTTAGGTTTCCTTTCCAAGCATTCATGTATACATCCTTAAACTCATCAAAGGTTACATTACTACCTACGTTGATTGTCTTGGAAACGGCTGAATCAATAAATGGTTGCACCGCTATCTGCATTTGTAAGTGATCCGAAACATTAAGGTCATCTGTAGTTTCTCCCTTCACACCATGATAATTAAAGGCATAGTCCTGTAGACGTACAATCTTAGTTCCCTCTTCAGTCTGCACTGTACGATCTAGCTCATGTTGAAACACTGGTTCAATGCCACTGCTTACATTATCAGCCGTAAAACTAATCGTACCTGTAGGAGCGATACTTGTTAAGTGAGAGTTCCGCATACCCTGTTGTTTAATCTTGTCCCGTATATCATCAGGCAGACGTTTAATAAACCCGCCTTCAAGGTATTGTTTAGCATCGAACAGAGGGAACGATCCCTTTTCCGTAGCAAGATCAGAAGAAGCAGAGTAACATTCATAGGTAATTGTCTTTAAAACTTTGCGAACAAACCTCCGTGCCACATCGTTAGAATACTGATAGTTACACATAGAGAGACAGTTAGCCAATCCTGTAACTCCAAGCCCCATACGTCTCTTCTCTTTTGCTTCAGTAATTTGTTGCTTGAGAGGATAAGTAGTGCGGTCAATAACATTATCCATAGCGCGAACCACATTGGGAATATCCTCCTTCAATAAAGCAAAGTCAAACTTTCCATTCTTAACGTACTTGACTAGGTTGAACGATCCTAGTAGACAAGCACCGAAAGGTGGTAAGGGTTGTTCACCACAGGGGTTAGTAGCCTCTATGGTTTCACAGTAGTGTAGTGGGTTGTCTGAATTAATCTGGTCAAGAAACAGTACACCCGGCTCTGCCCAATCCCACGTACTACGCATGATCTCATCCCATAAAGCAACGGCATCTATCTGTCGATACACCCGTCCCTCAAAGGTCAGATTGAAAGGCTTTCCCTTTTCAACGCAACGCATAAACTCATCAGTCACACCAACAGAGATATTGAAGTTAGTTAGTTCACCCTCATTACGTTTAGCCCTAATAAACTCTTCAATGTCTGGATGGTCTACACGTAGTACAGCCATCATTGCTCCCCGTCTATGACCGGCAGAGACTATCGTTCTACAAACCGCATCAAATATACGCATAAAAGATACAGGCCCACTAGCGGAACTATCAAGGCTAACAATCCTGTCCCCATTAGGACGTATGCGGCTAAAATCATAACCAATTCCACCACCTCTACGCATAGTCTCAGCAGCTTCCGTAGCACGTTGCATAATGCTTTCCATAGAGTCCTCAACCGTGCCGGAAACAAAGCAGTTATATGCAGTAACATCCCTTGGACTTCCCATTGCTGACTGAACCCTACCCGCTGGCATAAACCGTTGGTCTAGGAACAGATGTTTCAGATAGGTACGATGCTCCTCATTGTCGGACATAGCTGCCGACTGTCGGTAACACGCCTCATCGAATGACTCATTAGGTAGTCGATACTTCTCAGAGTGAAGGGTATCACAGGCTTGTACTTGGGGTCCATACATCTACACGTTCTCCTAAATTAATGTCAACTTCAAAACATACACCACTAGCTTGAGTAACATGAGGTTGCGATTTCATCTTAGCCACGGCACTAGGTAGTACAATTTTCTGACAGTTCTCCATAGTTTCCTCTGGTGGTGCTTGGTAAACTTTAGTATATAAATTACCATCCGGTAACATTATCGTTACGATTAATAGTAAAACTTTTGTCATAATATTAAATCCTCTAAATATGGTTCTTTATAATTCGGCCCTTTAAGCACCTTACCATTGCTATCATATACCGGTTTACCCTCGTTATCAAGTTTAGACATATTAGAATGATGGACCCTATTAAAAGCGGGACTAAAATTACCATAAAGGGTATTGAGACTAATGATAGTGCCACTAAGAACATATTGTAAATCACACAACTCCTTCATTAAATGCGACCATTGATCTACAGAACCTTTTTTTCCTCTTTCCAACTCCATTTCTAAAACATCAATAGCCTCACATACCTCGTGCGCTTCCTCTAAAATTAACTTTTTTCTTAATTGCAGTAAAGATACGCGAGGAACACTATCAATGTCTAACCCCATTGCTCTGTGAAACCTTGCAACTTTCTGTTCTCTAGATACGTGCGTATGTGGCATCATGTTAATTCACCGTTGTTAAGTTGGTTATAGGACTTACATTTTGACGGACACAACTCTCTAATAGAATTTCTGCCGCCCGTAGAAGTATAGCTTGTCTTAAGTCATCATCTTTTAAATCTTTAGAAATCAACCGTACTTCCTCCATACGTGAAACAATCGTATCCGGTGCTAGAATTGTAAACGTGTTGTCATCATCCATTATACTACCCATCATACAATATATTTTCATCAATGTCAACATCAAAAACTTCTCTAAGATCATCTATGCGGTCTTCAATTACATCCTCAAACCTTTCAATTATATCCTCAGTTTCAAGGTCTAGAATTTCGCATAAGAGAGAAGGATCAGCCATTACTGCTAGTCTTTTTAAAAACTGTTCATTTGATAAAGGCATTTTTAATAGTTTCTTCTGTATACCAAGAGAAACCCTCCTTATCACACCATTCATTCATGGTCATTTTTCCTCCTTTTCGGACTTTCTTATTTGGATCATAAAGAACAAAAACTAGTTCTTCTGTAGTCTCCAAAGAATCCCTAATTGATTTATATTTGTGAATATCTCCTACTCGAAAATACCCTTTACACTCGAAATGAACTACACCTGTTTTTAAAGACAAAGTAAAGTCGGGAATGTAATGTCTGTGAACAACGTATGGAACTTTACAAGATTCATATAATGCTTTCTTACCTAGTAAAGCTCCTATACGTTCTTCAAATTTATTACGATATTGAACCACAAGAATATCTATTTTTTCAATTTAACAGGGTTAGGGGCTTTCACAGTACGGGTCAACGATTGTGTCATAGCACCACTTTGAGATACGAAAGGACTACCGTGTAATTCCCACCCCTCATTTAATAGGTTTGTTATTGTTTCTTCAAACCTGTCATGTCTAGGTGTACTTACAGCTTTAAATTCTATCATAATTAACTTCTCCTTTTTTCAAGTTAATCTCAGGACAGGGGATACCTTTCCTATTTCTAGGAACCTTTACCACGGTAGTTAAAAACTTTGGTCCAGAGCCGGTATAGAACCCTCGCACATCGGGCCAGCAATGTAGTTTGAATTTGCAGTACGAACATATAGTAGATAGTTTTAAGTTGCCTGATTTGCCATCCTCTTCTGGAGAGGCACATAGAGAGGGACGGTCTTCGCTCTCTAGAGACTTTTTTACGTGTTCTATCCTTTCCTCTATATCTCCACTATAGAACTTGTGCATGGGGTGATCTTCATCGTCTAGATCATAAACAAGCGTAGCTAAATTGCCACTGTCACGATCCATAGCTAACCAACCAAACTTACGTTCTCCCTCTGAATGAGCATATGCCTTTAACTGATCGACATAACCAAAATCATCTTTTTCAGCCATGTTTCCATCTCTAAATTTTAGTATTCCAAACTTAGTGGTGGATTTAACGTCTACAGTAAGGCCGTCAATCTTACAGTCCATATGTCCGGTAACACCGCCTACTTTACATTCCTTCTGTTCATCTGTAACAGTATGCCCACTCAATCTAGTAAAGAGAAGCAACATTTCCTCAATTAAATGCCCATACATAAACTTAATAAGAACATTTGGTTGTATTTTTTCACCAGTATATCGCCTGGACGTAAACCACTGGATCAGGTCAGGCTTACCTACAGAAGACAAACGTAGTCCTGAACGGCTAGACCATTTACCCTCACCAGGTATAAACTCCTTACGCATTAAGTCCTTCATAGCCTCACCAAACTTATCAATCTCAGCCTCAGTGTCTACCCACTTTGCTGTATTTTTAGTTTTCATAAGACTATAAATGTCCTCAACTAAAGTGTCAAAAGTTTTTGTCATGCTTGCTCCTATCAGTGGGTTTCTGCCCAAGTGTTTCCTATTTTATATTCACCGTCTAAAGGGCAACGTAAATTTAACTTAGTCCCTGCCGCCTTGATACACTCTACAGACAACCATCCGAATTTTTCTGCTTGATCCTGTCGAACTTCAACCTGTATTTCGTCATGTATATTCCCTACAAATCTATAGTCTATATTATGTATTGTAGCAAACTCTTCTACTAGTGTCAATGCTTTTTTCATCACAACCGCACCGGCAGACTGTAGAAGTGTATTCAAGGCAGCATGGGGTGATCTGATAATTAATTTTCTCCCGTCGATTCCTTTGAGATACCCTCGAATAGAGGCATTACTAACTCTTTCTCGTAAATCTCTAAGAGCTGGTGTGTTCTTGAGAAATAGTGCTTTAAGTCTTGCTCCATCTGTAGCAGTACCACCGACGATGGAGCCAATTTTTCTATCTCCTGCTCCGTAGAGGAAAGCATAGATAAAAGTTTTAGCAGAGTCTCTTGTTGCAAGTCCAGCAGCTTTCTGGTTTGCCGTGTGTACATCTCCGTTGATGATTTCATCTGTATACTCCTTGTCATTCATATAATGTGCTAACATTCGTAACTCAAGACCGGCAGCATCAGTCCCTACTAATTTATATCCTTTAGGCACTGTCCAGCATGACCGGCACTCTTTACCATATGGGGAGTAAGAAGCAGGAACTTGAGCTAAATTAGGACTACTGTGGGTCATACGGCCTGTAACTGCACCTATAGAATTAACGTAACCGTGTACCCTTTTATCATTAGTGTTCATACAATCTACCCAGGATTGAACCTGTGCTATTCTCTTTTGTATCATTAGATATTCAGCAATTAGTGTAGCTTCTGGTATTCCTTTAACTTTTCCAAGTACCTTCTCATCCACCATAGGTTGACCGGTTTCAGTAAATTTATCTGGAACCCATCCGAAATGTTGTAAATACTTTCCTATTTGTTGGCGTGAGCCTAGATTAAATTGAGGAAAGTCTATACGAGAAAAAGAACCAGCAACACAACGCCAATCATCACCAAAAAATTTAAGACCGACATTCGATAACTCACCATCTTTTTTATATTTCGGGGTGACATTTTTGACAAATGATGCCATAGGGATAAACTTATCATGCAC